CCACAGCTATTTCAAGAACTCCCGCTCTGCTGTTCACCCCAACTTCGACAAGCATCCGCACGACTAAATGCCCGCCTTCTTAGAAGCGAAGCTCAAGCAGGAGTACGGCGCCGACTCGTCCATCCCTTACAAGGTGATGAACAAGCTCGGCGTCATGCGCGGCTCGAAGGAAACCGCCAAAGGGCGGCGCTGGGACAAGAAACATGCCTCCAAGACGGGCATGAAAAAGCTGAGCGACCTGGCCTGATGCCCCTCAATCGCGAACAGATCAAACAGGCTCCGGTCTCCGCTGAAACATGGAAACCCCAGCGGACGCAGGTGGGCGGACTCTGGTTTGATCCCCTGGAGATCCGCCCGCTTGGCGATCACATCCTAGTCGTGCTCGATGAACTGCCGGAAGCATCGGAAATTATTGCCGCGCCCCAGATTCACGAGAAAGACATCGGCACGCGCACCGGAACCGTCCTTCGGGTCGGCCCCGGGAAGTGGAAGGAAAAGCCCGGTCTGACTTACGAGATCACGCGGGAAAGATTTTACCCGACCACGCTCAAGCCCGGCGACCGCGTGGTGATCGGCCACTATTCCGATTGGGAGTCCCATTTCTGTGACTATGAAGGCCGGGGAAGAAACGTGGTGATCTGTCAGGAAGCGGACGTGAGGGTAATCATCCATGGCAGTTCTAACTGAAGCGGCAAAGAAGAAAGTCCCCAAATCGAAGCGCGGCGTTCCCGGCAAGAGTGGCACTGGCAGCTATCCCATGCCCGACAAAGAGCACGCGCACATCGCGGAAAGTTACGCGGCGAAGTATCACGGCAAAAACTCCGCCTTCGCCAAGAAGATTCGCGCCAAAGCCCACAAACTTTACCCGAGCATGGGAAAAAGCGGAAAGACTCTGAGCGACCTGGCCTAAATGTCCGTCGTTCTTTCCTCGAAATCGAAGAAGCGCTCGAAGGCGATCGACGCCGACGAAGAGCTGATTACCAAGTCGCTCAAACGCTTCAAGATCACTGCCGAAAGTGAGGCTGAATCCCGGCGTCAGGCGCTTGAGGATCTGCGTTTCTCGATCGGCACCGGCCAATGGGACGAATCGGTTAAAGCCAACCGCGAGATTGAAGGCAAGCCCTGTCTCACCATCAACCGCGCCCCGGCATTCTTGCGGCAATACACCGGCGAAGAGCGCCAGCACCGCCCGGCCATGTTAGTAAGCCCGGTCGGGAACGGTGCCGACGTCGATACCGCCAAGATTCACCAGGGAGTCCTCCGTCACATCGAAGTCGTCAGCGTGGCCGACGTCACCTACGACAACTCCTACGACATGATGATGCGGATCGGCTGGTGTCCCTGGCGGATCAAGGTCGATTACGTCAACGAGCGCTCATTTGACCAGGAGCCCCGCATTGAAGCCATTGAAAACCCCTTCGCCGTCTACCTCTCCCCTGTGCGGCGCGCGGATGGAACTGATCCTCTCTGGGGTCACGTGGTCACGGACCACGGTAAAGAGGAGTATGAGGCTGAGTTTGGGAAGACTGATCTCGCCAAGCTCCACTTCCCAACTACATTGGGCAACGCGGAGCCGGGCTGGGTCACGAAAGATGGCGTGAGAGTCGCCGAATACTGGTGGATCGAGCTGGAGCCAAAGACGCTTTGCCTGATGGATGACGGCTCGACCATGCTGAAAGACGAAATCGCCGAGAAAGATAAAGCCATCGAAATGGGCGAAGCTCCCGATCTTGGGTTACCCGCCTGGAAAGACCGCATCGTCGACGAGCGCGAGACCATCACCCGGAAAGTCTGCTGCGTGGTGCATGACGCTTTGCGCGTGCTGAAACGCTATGACTATCTCGGCAAATACCTTCCGTTCCCCGAAGTGAACGGCATCCGGCTGAACGTCGACGGTAAGGTCTACCGCGCGGGCATGGTGCGCGATTATCGCGACGCCCAGAGAATTTACGACTTCATGGTGACGCGCGCGGTCGAGCAGGTTAACATAGTCTCAAAAGACCCGCTGCTCGTGCCTGATGACAATGCGCAGTACGGCGAAGACTATCGCCAGATGAATCGCAAGAACTTCTCGCACATTTTCTACAAAGCCTACAACAGCGACGGCAAGCCGTTGCCCGAACCGCACCGCGCCGGCCGCGAGGCCCCGATTCAGGCCATGGCCGAGATCATCAAGCAGGCCGACTACGACATGAAAGCGGTGATCGGCATCTATGGCCCTTCGCTGGGCGAGGAATCGGGCAACGCGCAGGAATCCGGCTTCGCCATCATGAGTCGCCAGCAGCAATCGGATACCGCCGCCGTGGCCTGGCACGACAATTTGAACCGCGCAATTATGTGGCAGGGCAAGATCCTGCTCGACCTCTGGCCGAAATACATCAACGCCGCGCGCGTGCAGCGCATCGTCAATCCCGACGACAGCGTGAAACATGCCGTGGTTTTCAACGGCCAGAATACCGATCCGCAGGAAGCGCAAGCCATGCTCAACGCACAGCTCGGGCTGAAGAAAGCCTATGACGTGGGCGCGGGCGACTACGATCTCACGCTCTCGACTGGACCCATGTATAAAGCCGCGCGGCAAGAGGCATTCCAGGCTATGACCGCCGTGATTTCGGAAAACCCGCAGATGCTGCCGATGTTTGGCGACATTTGGGCGAAGAACGCCGATTTTCCCGATGCCGACGTGCTCGCTGCGCGCTTTAAGAAAATGCTGCCGCCGCAGTTACAGGACGAATCGGCCGAAGATGCGCAATCGAAACTGGTCGCAATGCAGTCGCAGCTCGCCCAACTTGGCCAGCAGCACGACTTGATGGTGCAGGAATTGAACCGCGCCTCGGACACGATCCGCACCAAGCGGCTTGACCTGGAATCGAAAGAGCGCATCGCGCTGATGAACAACTGGACGCAGATCATGCTGCAGCGGCTGAAATCGCACGACGCCGCAGCGCAGGCTGCCATGGATGCGCAGCTTGAAACCATCCAGCAGCGCATGATCCAGCTCCACGAACAGCAATCGATCGAAGACGACGCCGGCGCCGCGCCGAATACCCCCGAGCTGCCGAACCAGGTCGAGCCGAAAGTGCAGCCCATCACGCCCGCCGCGCCAACCCCCAGACCGCAACCGATAGGAGCACCAGCCCAATGAAACAACAAGCCTTGATCGTCCTTCTCGCCCTTGCCGTTCTTGCCATCGTCATCGTTCCTCTGCGCGGGCAGGCGCCGCCGCAATCGCAATCGGCTTATGCCTACATCAACACCGCAACCACCACCGTCGTGCGCGGCAATGCCGGCTATCTCAATTCGTTGACCATCAACGGCGGCACTGCCGGCGTGGTCACGCTCTACGACATCGGCCAGGGCGGATGCACGGGGACACCAGCTTCGGGTAAATTCGCCGTGATCGCAGCCCTCACCGGCAACCCGGTCACGCTCGACTACAACCTGCACACCAATAATGGAATTTGCGTGGTCACCGCCGCGGCGACGGATGTGACCGTAGCTTACAACTGATTCGCCCAATCCCAACCCAGACGATCCACACACCCTACACAATCAGGAGGAAGTGATGCCATCAGGAATTGTCATGCAATCGAGTTCGGTCGGAGCGACCAAAGAAGCGATCGAGAAAGTGTTAACCGAAAACGGCTACGAGACGGAGCAACCCGCGGTCGAGACGCCGGCCGATCCAGTCGAGCCGAAACGGGGAGATTTTGAAACCGACGAAGCTTTCGAAACGGCGCAGGAAGAGTTCGAGACGAAGCAGCAGGAGAAAGCTGAGCAGGAAGAAGAAGAGCGCGAACGCCGCGAAGCTGCAGCTCGCCCCAAACCGACGCGTAAGCAGAAAGCGATCGAGAAAGCCACCCGCGAGCTCCGCGAACAGAATCGCAAACTCGAAGAACGGCTGGCCGCGCTTGAAGGTAAGAAGCCGGCGGCAGAGCTCTTTAGAGACGGTGAGGTCGTCCGACCGCTCCGCACGCGCCAAAGCTACGCAGTCGAGCCGGAAATCAAAGTTCCCGAACGCAAAGACTTTAAAACCGATGCCGAATTTGACGAAGCGATCTTCGATTATCGCTACCAAGTGCGGCGCGCAAAAGAGGTGCAGCGCCAGGCGCAGGAAGCCAGTGCCGCGCAACTCAAAGAGAATTTCGAGAACTACCAGTCCGCAGTTGCCGACTTCAAAGAAGAGCACGACGACTGGGATGAAGTTGTCAACAAATCGATTCCGATCCACGAAAGTGTCTATCTGGCGGTGATGGAGCTGGAGAATGGCCCCGATGTGACTTACTACCTCGGGAAACACCCAGACTATGCCCGCCGGCTCGCGGAAATGACTCCACTCTCTGCCGCCATGGAAGTCGGTCGCCTCTCGACGAGGCTGAAGACTGGCGCGCGCGAACCGAGCGCAGCTGGCGACGGAGCAAGACAAAAACCCAGGACGCGGTTACCGGAGCCGGTTAAGCCGGTGTCGACCGCGGCCACTTCTTCCACACTGACCTCGTCTGAAGCCGCCAAGAAGCGCGATTTCCGCGCCTTTAAGGCCGCCCAGCGCGCCGGCAGGTGATTTAGGAGACTCCTTTGGCAAACCTGATTCTGACCAACCAGGAGATCAGCTTCAAGAACCTGATGGTGCTTGAAAACTCGATCTCCTTCACCAAGAAAGTCGTCCGCCGCTACGACGACAAATTCGGACGCGCCGGCGCGAAGATCGGCTACATCCTCAACATCCGCAAGCCCGCGCGCTCCGTTTCAACCGCTGGACAAGGCATCCAGCTGCAGGATTACATCGAACGCTCGACCCCGTTGGTGCTCAATAAGCAATACCAGCAAGCCTGCGCGTTCACCAGCTCCGATCTCGCGCTCTCACTCGACGATTTCACCAATCGCGTGACCAAACCGAAGATCGTGCAACTCGCCAACGACATCGACTATGACGGCCTGCAGCAGTTCATCAATGTGCCGGCAGAGGTGGGGACGCCGGGAACGGTTCCCAACACCGCCGACACATATTTGAATGCCCTGCAAGTCTTGGCCGATGAAGGCTTCCCGGTGGACGATGAGGAAGGGCTCAGCGTTCACATTTCGCCGCGCATGCAGCGCGCCATCTTCCCGGCCCTGCAGGGCTTGGTCGCAACCGGCTCTGGTACCGCGAGCTATTCTTTCCTGCGCAACCTCGCGAAAGGCGAAGGCGGACAGGAAGACTATTTCAAGGGCCTGGTCGCCAAGGGCCTGGGCTTCGACTGGTTTATGTCGCAGAACGTCCCCACGTTCACGACCGGCGCTTATTCAGGAACCGCGGTCGCACAGGTTTCAAGCGCCGGCCAGACTGGAAGCTCGATCGCCACGAACCTCTGGGGTGTGAACAACACCCAAGTGCTCAATCAGGGCGACATCGTGTTTTTCGCCGGTGTTCACCGCATCAACCCACTGACGCGCCAATCGACGGGTGACCTTCGCCCCTTCGTGGTGCTGGCGCCAGTGACGACGAGCGGCACGGGCACGGCGAGCATCCCGATTGCCTGCGTGGACGGTGACGGCATCACCGTGGCCGGTCCTTACCAGACCGTCGACGCTTCTCCGGCTAACACCGCGGCAGTGACGGCGCAAGGCGCGAACGCCACCACTTCCTATCGTGGCATCGCTTTCCATCCCGAGGCTTTCTGCTTCGGTTGTGCCGATCTTGAAATGTATGAGAACCAGCACATCATGGAAATGGCCGCCGACAAGGAACTGGGTCTCGCGATCCGCATGTGGGCCATGCCCGACATCAACACCGATCGCTTGCTGATGCGGCTCGACGTGCTCGGCGGGTGGTTGACGATGTACCCGCAGGGCGCGGTGCGAATTACCAGCTAAGACCAGAACCAAAAATCCAAAAGAAAAGAGAACACCACACACCATGAACTTCCGAAAAATTGCAGCATCTCTCGTTCTTCTGGCGTGTCTGGCTGGCTCGGCATTCGCTCAGCAGGGTCAGAACACGCTCACCTCGACCACTCTCTCGGGGGCGGTCACCGGACCATCGGTCTATAACGGTACCTCCCCGACGCTCCAATCTTATGTTTGCCTGGCGGCGACGACTGGCATTGCCAATCCAGTGCTGCCGGGAACTCCGGTCAGCCTGATCTACGTCGATCGCGAAGTGATGGGCGTCTGGCAGGTCAACACCTCGACGAACTGCGTGCTGGTCAACCGCGGTTATCTGGGCACCCAGCCTGCGCCTCACTCCAATGCAGCCTATGTGTTGATTGCCACGCAGTATTCAACCACCTCACTCACCGGTGGAAACCCGGTTCCGAGCGGATTCTTTCAACAGGATCCACCGCAGTTTTCGACTTGCTCGGCGACGGTTCCGGTATATCCATGGGTGAACGTGCTGACGGGAGCGCAGTGGCTGTGCTCGACGATCACGAACACCTGGGTGCCGGGATTTAATAATCCTCTGGCGCTGGTTTCGCCGGGGCCGACGACCGCCGTGGCTTCGGCTACGACGATCACGCCCAGCGGCCCCTTCTTCCACTTGACGGGCACCACCTCGATCACCACCATCACCGCACCGATCGGCTGCAATGCCACTGCTGTTGGCGCGTGCGAATTTACGGTGATCTGTGATGGCGTTTGTACCTGGGCGAACTCGGGGAACATCCTGACCGCTGCGGGTACCGTGGTCGCGGGCACTGCGGTGACGTTCTACTGGAATCCCGCAACTTCGAAGTGGATCCCGAACACCACCACCTAACCGGCAACTTCGTTTGACTGACGACCGCTTCGGGCGTTGCGCGGCAAGCAGCGCCCACTTAATTCTCCGAAAGGAATCTCCTCACCATGGCACTCGATGGAACCGACAAGATCACGCCCACACCCTTTGACGCGCACGAGCAGGTCGTGCGCCAACCCCACACCCACTCGCTGAAAGATGGCTATCAGCCCGCCAAACCGAAGGCGGAAGAGACGGCCCCAGAACAACAGGCCGAGAAAGAGAGCGAATAAATGGCAGCATCCGGCAACTACAACATGGACGACCCGGCGAAGCAGGAACAGATTCGCCGCGGTCCTCACGAGTACATTCCCAGCGCGGGCAAGCACGGTACTTACGTCGCACGTCCGTTCAAACAGCAGGAATACCCCAAGATGATGGGCAAGTGGCCGCGCCCGCAGCTGAAGGACTTTCTGCGGCAGAACGGGGTGGAGATCCCGCAGGATGTGGCCGCCCAGCAGTTGCAAGCGGCCATTGTCGAATGGGATCAGAGACTCTGCGCTTCCATCGTGCACTCAAAAGCCGAAGAAGTGCAGTGGCTCAAAGAAAACGGCTAGCAAGTGCCCGCGCTCACTCCATCGAATACCCTCTCACGCTCAGCGACCGACTTTATTAAGTCGGCGCTGCGCCTGGTGGGGGCGCTGCGTTCCGGGCTGAATCTGTCGGCGGCAGAGCTCGACGACTGCCAGACGGTGCTCAACGACATGCTCGACGCTTTTTCGGTCGAGCGTTTTCTGATTCCGGCCGTCACTGTGCAGACGCTCGATCAGAATCAGAAAACCC